ATCCCTTACATTGTCAAACACTAATTTAAACTATTTTGTTGTTCTTGTAATAGTTGTTTTGCAATCGCAATCTTCTCATCTCTAGTCTGTTCAACCTCATCAGTTAAAAGATCAGCTAGATTAGTCGGACTATAAATTGAAAGAGCCATACTAGAATGTGCGTCTAATATACTTTCATTTAAAACAACACCAAGTTTGTCAGCTAGTTCTTTTGCTTGGTCAAAGTATCTGTAAGATTTTAAACCAAGTTTTAGTTTCTGCATTTTTTTATCTACATGACTAAACAGATTTTTGTGTGCCATGATTACATTTTCTTTAGCAACCTCAAAACTCTTAAACCAATTATATGTTTCTTGATCTGCTTTGAACATACGAGAATGACAATAAGATGTTCCGATAACCCAAAGTTTGAAATCATTTTCCCATGTATCTTTATGGTAAGATGATTGACCACTTACATCATTACGACTACCATAACCCAAATACTTATTAATATTACTTTCGGAATTGTAATAAGTCGGATTTCTTTTGTCGTAGTTGTCGCCAAGTCTTACATCATAATCTGCGTCAAGACCTTTTGCTTTTATCTCATCACGATAATAAGAAACTAAAAAATCTTTTTCAGCTTCAAATTTAATGTGAACATCATCAAAGTGTTCTTGCATATTACCATGATAATCTTCTCGCATTGTTGGTGTATTACTTTGAACATGAAAACAATTATCATGGTATAGTTCGCCACCACTATTGCCATACTTATTATTCATGGCTCTAATTGTATCAACATCTTCTTGTGGTTGATGAAATCTAACGAGATCATTTATTTTTACTTTTGCTTGTTCTCGCATTTCATTGTATGTTTTTATTGCGTCAGTATGTTGTTTTTGATATTTTGAATTACTCTCAAAATGATCTTGAAATACATCAGCAATCACTTTTCGCTTATCTGCGTTAAGTGTTATTCTTTTTTGTTTTTCCATATTTTTATTTCCTTTCATAAAAATTGTTTTAATGTATTGACAAATGAATGTCAAGGGATTATATAGGATATTTATATATTAAGTTAAGATATATACCTCTAATATATACTGACCTCGTTTTGCTGTAGAACGGTCGATAAATTTTGAAACAGCAGGGTAAAGATCCAGTGTCACACCACGCTCCTTGCGTCGTCTTCACTGGATGCTGATCCCTGAACCCTGTGGATACAGGCACAACGATAAGCAGAAACTGTATCTGAGAATGTTGTGTTGCGCGACAGGGTTCTGAGATCAGTTTGCCGGGATACACAGACAACCGGCCTGATCCCTGGTTCTATCAGGTAGATATACCTGTGCCGACAATGGACCTTTCGGCCGATAGGACCTGGGATCAGTCAACGCGCCGCCGCCGCTAGAAAACAGAGACTCTGGCGTTGGCTGGTCCTGTTCTTCACAAAAATGGGAGATCATCCCTTCTCGTTGTGAAAGACAGGCTGCTTCGGGCTGGAAGTAAGAAGGCCAGCCCTGAGTGGAAGAAAGGAAAATTTATGAGTAAACAAAAAATTTTAATAAATCACTGGCGCTGGTTACAGGTTAACGGCTACAAGCAACAAGCCGCAAGCTGCAAGCGTCAAGCCGCAAGCTTGACAAGGAACCTGTACTGTGTTACAGTATCCTATAAAAGAAAGGATAAAAGAATATGAATACTAAGGAAGCATGGCAGCTGGTTGGAGGACTGAGCAAGCCATCAAAGATGCCCGGCTGGTCGATTGGTATACCGGCCAAAGAATGCAAGACAGGCGGCAAGCTGGTCAACGTTAAAGGTTCAGTCTGTGAAGGCTGTTATGCCCTGAAGGGTTGCTACGTGTTCAAGGTAGTTCAAGAAGCTCAATACAAAAGACTCAAGGCCATCAGGCACCCGGACTGGGTCACAGCAATGGCAACGTTAATTAATTCTAAAAAAGCGGATGTGTTCAGGTGGCATGACAGCGGCGATGTACAGGACGAAGAGCACTTGCAAAAAATTTACGAGGTATGCAGGTTAACACCTTCGAAGCGTCACTGGATGCCAACCCGGGAGGCATGGATCAAGCAGCACCTGCAGGATAAGCCAGCCAACCTGGTGATCAGGTTGTCTTCACCGATGGTGGACCAGGGACCAGTCACGAGCTGGCCTAACACGTCGACCGTGGTAACATCAGGCGCGAGCTGCCCGGCCCCTAAACAAAACAATGAATGCGGCACCTGTAGAAACTGCTGGAATCCTGAAATAAAAAATATATCATACGGGAAGCACTAATGTTTAGACACCCAAAATATTATAAAGAATTACGTAAGCGTAATAAATCGGATCAGGTCATTAGCAAAGAACCGGCGACGGCTGGGAATCAGCGTGCACCTGGTCCGGGCCTCAAGCGACAAGCTTCAAGCGTCAAGCCCCAAGCTCCTGAAGCATCAAGCGACAAGCGTCAAGCCCCAAGCAGCAAGCATCAAGCTTAAAGCCACAAGCGTCAAGCTCCATGATACGTGAGCCACGAAAAAGTTTCACGGTACCCGGACCAAGGGCCTCTACCATGATAAATGTATTGTGTGGATGCTTTACATGAAAGCTAATTTGATGTGGTGAGAACCTTATTTTATTCCCTTTGCATACCTTTAGTTCTACAGTGAAAAAGACGCCAGAATTATTATAGCCCAATAGATCGGGAGTACCATGTAAGCTATTGTTTTCAAGTCTAATCCAAGATATTTGAGATAGAGATCTCTTAACTTTTTCATAAAATTTTTGTTCTGGTTTCAAGGGAACTAAGGCTGTCTAATCTGGAGTTTTAGGAGCAATAATTAACTTTTGTTTTGTAGGTTTCAATACAACACGTATCGCACTTTGTCCAATTATATTTGATTCCTGTACTTCAATTCTTTTTACTTCTTCTAAGTGTCCATTCACTTCCATATAAATAGTAGCATTTGAAACTGCATTTCCTTTCTTACCATCTGTAAATTGATCTAAATATTCTTGTAGATGTTTAACAAACATAGTTGACTTTATAGGATAGTTCCCTTAAATTGTCAACCATGGGAGTTCCAAAAAGATTAACTGAAATGCAACAGCGCTTTGCTGAGTTCTTGGTATTTGGTGGACCTGAAGGACCAATGACTAAACGTGAAGCTGCTATCGCTGCAGGTTACAGCAAAGACAGAGCAATGAGAGAAGGATCAGAATTAACTAATCCAAAATATTCTCCACTTGTTGTAAAATATATTGGTGAACTGAAAGAAGAAAGATTACGTAAGCATGAAGTAACTTACGAAGGACACATTGCAGAACTTGCTAGACTACGTGAGGCCGCTTTGAAAAAAGGATCATTCTCTTCAGCAGTGAACGCGGAAGCAAACAGAGGAAAAGCAGCAGGACTATACAT